GACTTTGGGTGCCGCACTATTTTAGGACACATTCATAAGTATGTTGAGGATGAGCATGTAACTATTTTGGGAACTCCTTGGTCTACTAACTTTGGTGAAGCCGATAATGAACATTATGTGGGTGTATTGGAGGAAACTTCTGGCGGCTGGGGTCCACTTAATAAATTTAAAGTAGGATTTGGACCACGATTCTATGAGGCTCCTTATGATGCTCTTGAGGCGATGAAGGACGAGATATCGGATCCTAATTACTTCACACTTTTGCGAGTAACCATTGATAAATTTTCAGAAGATCCACCCTCTCTTCTTCGCGCCGACATCGCTAATAAATTTAAAGTGGCTTACGTGGATTTAAAGTTTCAGCCTGTTTACGACGACACCTTAAATGAAAGATTATCTGGCTATGATCCTAATGTTGCCTTGACCGTGATTGACGCAGATATTATTGGAAAGTATATTGAAGAGCAATGCTCCACAATTCCAAAATCTAGGTTGGAGGAAGGACTAAACCTTATCAAGCATTATGCAGATCAAGAAGATCACAGCTAAAAACTTCTACTCATTCAAGAGATTACACTTAGACTTCTCCAACTTTGATGGCATCACCAGGATACTTGGTCGTAACAAAGACAGCGGAGGCTCAAACGGTGCAGGCAAGAGTGTAATATTTGAAGCAGTTACTTGGGGTATCTACGGTACCACAATCCGCAAATCCACTGAGGCAGCATTAGTTAACTCTCAGGCTGGTAAGGATTGCAGTGTTTGCGTAGAGATTGAGAAGAAGGGAGTTGGGACAATTGTAATTACGAGATCTAAAAGACCCACAGGTTTAGATGTGGAGGTCAACGGTAATCTCATAAACAAGGCCAATGCTTCGCAAACTCAGTCCGCACTAGAGGAACTGCTAGAGAGCGACTACAAATCTTTTCTGGCGTCAGTAGTTTTCGGGCAACACTCCACCTTCACGTTTTTGGACTCAACCCCGGAGGATAAGCGCAAGATCATCAAGAACTGTTTTAATCTAGATGACATCTTTTCAAAGCGTGCTTCTGTCAAACAGCTAAAGTCCTCATATCAAGGTGAGTTAAAGGTGATTGGCACCTTGATAGCTAACCTTATCAATGAGAGGGACAAGTTGCAGTCCGAAGTTCCTGATGAAAAGTATAAGCTCATGAAACTTCCGAGCTTAGAGAACATTTTGCAAGCTGAATCTCGGATCTCTGAAAACGAGAAGCACATACGAGAGTATCAACGAGCTATAAAGAAAGAACGTGACCGTCTTCGTCGAATTAACGATTCAATAAAAGAAGGAGTTTACGAAAATGAAAAAGAATGTCATGTGTGTAAGAGCACATACACCAAGTCGCAGACCAAAAAAGATATTTCAAATCTTAAAAAAGAAGCAAAGCAACTATCTAGTCAAATAAAGGATGAAGAAATCCTGATAAAAGATCTTAAGGACATTAATGATACACTAAAGCCTGAAATTTCTTCATCTGAGTGGGCAAAATATAATAAGAAAAATAAACAGATTGAGAATGCTCAAAGCAGCATACATAGACTATCCCAGGTATCAGCGCAGTTAGAAGAGTATGAGGCCAAAAGATTAGAGCTTGATTCTCTACTTGAAGTTATGAAGTTTTGGGAGATTGCGTTCTCAGAAAAAGGGCTTATTCGTTACATTATTAGGAATATTTTGGATTACTTCAACCTAAAGTCTAATGAGTATACGTCCATTCTTTCTGGAGGTCAGTTCTCATTAGAGTTCAACGATGAATTATCCGAAACTATTCGTAACAATAACGTAGAGACTAAATATATTTCTCTATCTGGAGGTGAGAAACGAAAGGTCAACTTAGCAATAATGCTGGCCCTTCAAGATCTTGGCTCAAAGATTTCGAGAACTGATTGCAATCTCTTGTTCTTCGATGAGGTTTGTGATAACATCGATAACCCTGGTATCTTGGCCGTTAACAGCCTTCTTCGCACTTTAGAATCCCAGAACCCTGAGAAGAAGGTCTTAGTGATTACACACAACAATTATCTACAGGAACTTCTGGGAGACACAAACGCAGTTACAGTTAGAAAACACAAAGGAATCAGTAAGATTAGCAATGGCAATTAAACAATTGGATAGTATGGGTCAAGAAATCTTCATGTCTCGTTACGCTTACCCAGGTGAAACGAAATACTCCGAGAGATGCAAGGCGATGGCGAAGCACATCGCCTCTGTTGAGAGTGAAGAAGAAATTGAAAAGTATGAGAAGAAGTTCTATGATGCTTTGAGCACAGGTG